TATGAAACTTATTTTAAATAGAGCAACAATATTAATCTTTTCAGTTTTAGCGGTTCTTCAAGCGTCTGTTTTTGCTTATGCTTTAAATATGAATAACCAGCTTGAACTATTAGAAGAACAAGTTATACAAAGCAGCCCTGAGTTTGATTCTGTTATTCAAAATCAAATAAGACTAAGTACAGACATACAACAAATTATTAAAGTTTTGCGAGGAACAATGATTCAAGTACAACATCTAACCATTGAGATTCAAAAAGACAAAGTTAAGAAGCAAGAAAGTATTAAGCAAGACAATCTACAAATAGGATAGCTCGATAGTAATACAAAGAGCATTAGACAACTTACTAGCAAACTAAGGAGATAATATGCCACAAGGAAAAGGAACATACGGAAAGAAAAGAGGTCGCCCACCAGTAAAAAAGAAAGGTAAGAAGTAATGGCTGACTCAAGGCTTAAAAAAGCAGGAGTATCTGGGTATAATAAACCTAAACGTACTCCTAACCACAAAACTAAGAGTCATGTGGTAGTAGCTAAAGAAGGTAATAAGATAAAAACTATTAGGTACGGGCAGCAAGGAGTGTCAGGAGCTGGTAGTAACCCTACTACAGCAGCACAAAAAGCTAGACGTAAGTCTTTTAAAGCTAGACATGCTAAAAATATATCCAAAGGTAAGATGAGTGCTGCTTACTGGGCAAATAAGAGTAAGTGGTAATGGAAGATAAAAGAGTACAGCTACAACTAGATAAACATTCTTCTCAAATAGCTAAACTTTTTAGTAAAATTGATGACACTAATGCTAAGATACAAAAGATATTTAACATATTGAATCAAATTAGATACTTTATATATGGTGGGTTTGCTTACTTTATAGCTTCTGAGGTAGGAATGTTTAATTTATTAAGGTTAGTAGCATGATAGGATTTTTAACTAATATAGCACCAATAGCTTTAGGCTTTCTTGCTAAGTTGTTTGCTTTAAAAAGCCAAGCAGCACAAGAACAACAGAAGCTAATGATACAATCACTACAAGTCCGTAATGATTCTATTAATATGGCTAGAGATAGAGCAGATAAAGAAAGTCCAGTAGCTGCTATGAATAGAAGAATTATTATTTTAGTTATACTGGCTTTAATAATCTTTACACAGATAGCTCCTGTATTTTTTAATGTACCTACAGTAATACCTACTGTAATTGAAGGAGCTAGTTTACTAGGTTTACAGCTAACGCCTGATACAATAGATTATGTAACTGTACAAGCAGGTGCTGTATTAAAGTTTGATGAAGTATTCCAATGGGCAACGATGATAATAGAGTTCTACTTCGGTGCGCAATTAGCTAAGGGGAAATAAATGACATTTAGAGAAGTAATAAACGAAGTACTAATAAGGTTAAGAGAAACTCCTATTACTTCTGATTGGAGTGGAGCTATTAATGATAGCACTACAGTATCTGATTACTATAAGGTTATAGGTGCTTTAGTTAATGACTCTAAAAGAAGTATAGAGTCTTACCATGATTGGCAAATACTTAGAGAAACTGTGGATATATCTACAGTAGCTGGTACTAAAAACTATAACTTAAGTTCTGGACAAGAATTTAAGATACTAGATGTAGTTAACAATACTACAGGTAATGAGTTAGTGCAAGTAAGCAGAGCTTATCTTAATAGAGAAAGGTATCCTACAGCTTCTACAGGCGAGCCTCATTACTACGGTTTTAATGGAGCAGATAGCTCTAATAATCTTAAAGTAGATTTATCACCTACTCCCAGTAAAGCAGAAACTATTTCTTTTGATATGGTTAAGTATCAAGATGTTTTAACACTAGCTGCTACTACAGTAAAGATACCTACAAAGCCTTTAATACTAGGAGCTTATGCTAGAGCTTTATCAGAGCGTGGTGAGGATGGAGGTACACAATCATCTATAGCTGCTACTGAAGCAGGTACTGCTATTAGTCAGGCTATTATGATGGATAGTGGTAATACTCAATTTGAGTCTGATTGGTTTATGGGGAATATGTATTAATGGCTAAGCAACTTGCATATCAGTCTTTAACTAACTTAGGTGTTAATGGTTTAAATACGCAGTATAACCCTGCTGTACTAGACCCCTCATTTCTTACTGCTGCTGATAATGTAATGCTTAGAGAGTCAGGTAGAATATCTTTTAGAAAAGGATTAAAACAAAAAGTAGTTCCTACTGGTACAGCTATAGGTTCTATGGTGGAGCATAATGATTCTGGTACTAATAAAATATTTGCTAGTCATGGGACTTCTATTTACACAATTGACTTTACATCTCCTAATGCTGCTTTTCCTAGTAGTGGTGCTGATGTTAAGCATACCGTTTCAGGTAGTTTAGGTAATTGGCAGTTTATAAACTTTAATGAAAGACTACATTGTTTCCACGAAGGGATTGTACCTCAAAGATATGATGGTGCTTTAGGTTCTGGTTCTAAATGGGCAGCTTTTAACAATAGTACTAAGCCTTCAGGTTTAACTACATTTGACCCTAGCTGTGGTATGGGTTTTTATGGTAGAATGTTTGTAGGAGGCGTAACAGAAGAAAAAGCTGTAATGTATTACTCTGTTTTATTAGATGGAGATGATTATACAGGTTCAGGTTCAGGATTATTAGACTTAAAGAAAGTTTGGGATAATGACGAGATAGTAAACATTGCTCCTTTCTTTGGACAATTAGTTATCTTTGGTAAAAACAACATAGCTATATATGACAATCCTGATGATGTAACTAATATGTCATTAAATGAAGTTATTAGTGGTGTAGGTTTAGTTAATAGAGATTCAGTACAAGCAGTAGGAGATGATTTAGTATTTCTTTCAGCTACAGGATTACGCTCACTTAATCGTACTACAGAAAAAGACAAAGTACCTTTAACTGACTATAGTGTTAATATAAAAGATACTTTAATAAGAAACATAGGACAAAGTACTGCTGTTAAGTCTGTGTATTTAGAAGACGAAGGTGTATATATACTTACTTTTACTGAAAAGAATATTACCTACGCTTTTGATTTTAAACATATGACTCCTAATAAAGCACCTAGAATAACAACATGGAGCTTTGATAGCGATAGGGAGCCAGCTAGTATGATACAAACAGAATTATACTCTGGATTATTAGTAGGGCAAAAGGATGGAGGCATAGCAGGTTATGAAGGATACTTTGATACGGATTTGGCTTGGGTTGATTCAGCAGCTAGTTATACTAATTCTCCTATCTCCTCTGATGTTAGTTCCATATGGATACCTATGGGTGACGCGGTAGTTTCAGCTATTTTAAAAAGACTAATACTAGTACTAGAAGGTGGCTCAGGAGCTACATTAGGAGTTAGATGGTATAAAGATTATAGTATGAGTTCGTCTAGTACAACTGAAATATCTTTAAATCCTGCTGCTACTAGCACTACTGCTTTATATGGGGCAGCTACTTCTTTATGGGGTGATGTTAAGTATACACCTATATATGGATTACAAGAATACACAACTCCATTAACAGGTAGAGCTAAAACATTAAAAATAAACATGAATATTGTATCTAATGGTTTTGATGCTTCTATTCAAGATTTATCAATTATATCTTTACAAGGAAAAATACGATGAGTAATTATACTTTAGCAGTCAATTGGTCAGGAAAAGATGCTCTCTCAGATAGTGATGCTGCGAAAGTCATATCTGGTTCTGATTTTAATACTGAATTTACAACAGTAAGAACAGCAGTTAATTCTAAAGCAGATTTAAATGGTGATAGCGGAGAAGATTTTGCTATGAATAATGGTACTGCTGCTACACAATCAGCAGGAAACAATACCACTAAAGTAGCAACAACAGCTTTTGTTACAACAGCAGTAGCAGCTTTAGACCAAGCAGCTATTAATAATCTAGTTTATCCTGTAGGCTCTATATTTACAACAGTATCAAGTACTGCTCCTGCCACCCTTTTAGGAATGGGTACTTGGGCAGCATTTGGAGCAGGCAGAGTTCCAGTAGGTATTAATGCTAGTGATTCAGACTTTAATACTGCTGAAGAAACAGGGGGTTCTAAGACACATACTTTAACAACATCTGAGTTGCCTTCACACACGCATACTTTTGATTACACTCAAAACCCAAATACAAACGGTGCTAATTCACAACCTCACCCTATATCGTCTACTGCACACGGCAGTAATAGTGGTTACAATGTTGTGGCAAATAAAACTACTAACGCAGCAGGAAGTGGTTCAGCACATACAATCGTACAACCATATATCGTAGTGTATATGTGGAAACGCACAGCATAGGAGAAT